GTTTGTATCTTTTCAGAGTCCCTAAACTTACGCCAAGAAGCTTTACCAAATACAATACCATTCGGCATATATCCAGTGAGATCTTCAAACGTAGCTATGTCCCCCTGCAAATCTAAATACGGATCTGCATTACTAGTACCCCATGCTGATGCCGTAGTAGTCGAACTTCCTACATTCGAAGTGCTATTTACCTGATTTGCAACACGAAGCTCGTAATTAATATTCAATATATTAGTTAGAAATCGCGCACGAATTATCTGTGTATTCAATGCCGCATCTGCATTCTTCAATTCCTCCCTAGTTAGATATGTCCCAAGTGCATGATTTTTTGCATAATAACCGTCACTAGAAACATCAAACGAAATATAATTAGGAAGCCGTCCAGGACTCCTATAATCTGGCTCGTCTCTAAACATATCCCCCTGATCCATTTTATAGAATCGATCCGATTGTTTGTCTACTGGAACAATCGGCATAATCATATTAGCAATAAAACCCCTCGGTTGGTAATTAATAACCACCTGACTCAATGCTGCATCAATATGCACATCACTTGGATCAAGATCATATTGTTTTACAGTAAAAATATCACTACTCATATCCATATCCCCCATATTCTTTACAAATACTATGCAAGTGCACTAATAGCATTTGAACAATTCAGTACCGTTGTTGCTATCATCCCAGACGCACAGCCATCAACAATAAATCCAAATGTTTTTGTACCAGAAGTAGCAACAGTCGCCCAACCAGAATCAGCTACGCTAAGTAAATCCCCATACGAACAAGCGCCGCCAACACGTATTTTTGAAACCCCTATCGCTGCAACATTTGCATGTTGTGCTGATTCTGGTTTATTTTGTAGTACACCTGCACAATCTGAACCAGCAGTATCAGTAATATTTACTTTATTATCACCAGTCAACTTTACACAGTAAAATTGTAGGCCGCTAAGATCAGCAGCAGCCAATGCCGGAAACCCCATCTGTTGTCTCTCGTAAGCCATAATTCACTCCTTTCTATTCACAAACACCCATTGTATATTCAAAATATCGAGTTTTCAATTCTGGATCTGAACTAAGTACAGCTTTCATAGCATCTACATAATTAGTGCCTGTGTGCTTTGTCATATACTCAGTTGTTCTCTGTGCCAATTCCGCTTTAGCACTATCGCCGTATTCACGCATAGTATTCTCACTCTTAGCACTCTCTGACATATGTACAAGTTCTGGCAACTCAGAAACGAATTTTTTTACCATATCAACAAGTGACATTTTATTAGATACACCGTCTACCGAATACTCTTTTACATCAGAACAACCCATCAAAATTTGTTCAATTAATACTTCATGTTTTGGAAGAATTCGTTTATTACCCTGCACACTATGTGCCTGCACATACGCCTTAATATCAGCATTTCTTTTCTGTTGTGCCAATTCATTCAACTGTAATGTGTATAGCTTATTATCCTCTTCCAATTTTTTAATTTTTTCATCAGCCTCAATAGCAGCCTCTTTATACGCCCGACAACTAACCAATTCAGCTTCTTTTGTTGCCAATAGTAATGTATACTCTTCTAACTTCTCATCAGCTTCCTTTTGCTCATATTCTTTAACTTCACTTTTTAGAATTATAATATCATTCTGTAACCCTTTAATGACTTCTTCTAGCCCCATACCATTTTCTCCTTTCATACTGACTTGTTCAAAAATATGTTTAGGCATATCCTCTTTTTTAACCTTTAGATTTGCGTACAACTCTTGCAATCTATCTTTAACTCTTTTGATATCCCTAGTTGGAATATCGACTTTCTGCCCTCTAAAACCACCGGGGGACAAAGCAGCAGCAACTCGTCCCAATTGACTACGTGTAACCTTCTTTAGCCCGTCAATGTCTTCCCAAATACGTAACTTCCAAGTACTTGGTTTTTGTGGATCTGGTACATATAAATAAGCTGCTTTAGGATATTCAACACCGGCTTCTACCTTTACTATTCTATTTACCAACGTGTCCTTATCTGCATAAATATCAAAACCACTTATATCATACTCTTTAACCTCTACATCCATTTCAAAAAACACTTCCAGTTCTTTTAAACTACTAACAGCTGGAATAGAAGTACCCAATAATGCTAACGCTTTTAACACTCGTGGATATATTTCTTTCGTAGTACCATCTATATAATTCCAAAATATCTCAGCACTAACCCGCTTAAATAATCCCTTCTTAATTGCAATATACACAATTTTAGGTATATTTGCAATAGTGGCAACTAACTTATTACCCACCCTATTCAACTCAGTAATATATCCAAGTGCTGGTTGCTCCTGCTTACCACTATGTCCACATTTCAATACTGGAGTCCAATTATTTTTAAATACATTAAAAGCATCAACCATATGATCTAAATCTTCTTCTGTATATACATCACCTTTCCACTTACCTACAGCAAAAATCTCAACATTAACTAATTTATGTGTATCTTCCTCATACTGTAATACCCATCCTACACTATCCTCCCAATATATAGCTGTAGGCATAGCATTTTCTTGATTTTTCGTTCGTGCCACTACTGCATTAGCTTGACGAATAGCAGAAACTTCACAATCTTTTTGATCGCCTCCTATATTCATACATCGTTCAAGTACACCATTAGCTACAGTAACCCAAATTTTTTTTTGAACAGTCCCAAGTCCTTTTATACTCTTATCAACATCTTCAATTTTCCATGGCATATCAATTATTCCTTATATTTACCTATATTATATACAAAATCTTTAATAAAGCAAGTACAGCACCGTACTTTTTTGTGCATACAACATATTCTAATACTTTTCCACCAATTAATAATAACAAAATATTCATAATAAATAGGCTATCCATATATTACCTTCTTTTAAACCATTTATTATATGTACTCGTTTTGTCTGCCCTAATTTTTATATAGCCGCAAGCCACCGTAACTGTAACATTTCCTGTACTTACTAATTCTGCTTTTACATTCTATCAACCTAACCAACTACCTAAAAAGAATAACGCTAAATTTATTAGTACACCCATTATACCACCCAACCAAACTTTTCTATCCACACATAATCCATATCACTATCCTTATCTATACTATCAGCCGCCTCCTCAATTTGTCGTTGTATTCTGCTCATAAAATCAGCAATACTTAAAGCCACCTCAACTTTATACTCAGCATCCACACTAATATCAAAAATACCCGACTCTATATCAATATTAACAACACCATTAAATTTTTTAACAATCTCTCTAACACCAATCTCAATCCTAACTATCCACTTTTTTTGATCATCATATATTTTATTATTTATTATGCTCCCCATATTTTCTTATACTCCACCAATACGCCCACCAAATTCTTCAGAAAGAATTTGTAACGCCCTATCCATATCTCTTCGACTAATACTCTCAAACGGACCATCATCCACAGTTATGGCCACTAGAATTGACCTACAATTAAAGTTATTCGGTGGCATTAATCTACGAAATTCAGGACTATTTTTTCTTAGTATTTTACCATCCAAATGCTTACAAATCTCTGTTGTTCTATCATCCAATATCGCACTATACTGGTATGCTTGAATATAGTCCTTATACTTAGACGTAAATGCCAACTCTACACGCCCATGATTATATGCTGATAATACTCCCATACGTACTATTTGATCTGTTCTAAATGGCACTTTAACCGCTTCGCCTTCTACCAATTCTACTGTACCGATCCATGGATCATACACAGCAGCTACTTTCTGCATAATCTCTGCAGAACTTTCCCCATTCTCAAGACCAAACGTAAGTGCCCTTTTTATTTTACTGCTTATATTTGCGTCAATATCTCCTTTAATACGAAAACTCTGATCTGACAACCAATCAATAGTTCCTATATTAGGTATGCCCAAAGAATCCTTTTGCCCTATCTCATGTAATGTTGTTTGCTCTCCCATTCGATACGCTTCACGAAACATTTCCCTGAGTACTCGTTGCGCGTCTCTACCATATTTCAACTGCAACGAATTAATTAACTTCATGTTTACCGTACCAGCATCTAATCTACTACGTAAAAAATTTATTACATGTGTTCTTTGCTTTCCTAATATAGCCAAN